ATTTTGGAAGGGCGGAATAAATGGAGAAAATGATACACTTCGACATCGCAATGAGTATAGAAGTTGGCGTACTTTAGTGTATAAACGTGATAACTATATATGTCAGTGTTGCGGAGTGGTTGGTGGCAGATTGAATGCTCATCATATATATCCATTTTCAGAGCATAAGGAACTTAGATATTTAGTAGATAACGGCATAACCCTATGTGAAGACTGCCACGACTCTACCAAAGATGGTTCTTTCCACAATCTATATGGCACTTATAATAATACTCCAGAACAACTTCGTGAATACATTCTAAACAAATCTAGTATCGACATATTTGAAACACATCATGAAATATTATCTCTTACAACCAAAACTAACATAAAGGAGTGATAGCGAATGAGATATCCACGCAGATGTCTATGTTGCAATACCACGTATGAGTATTGCCCTTCGTGCTATGACTATCGCAATCTTCCACTATGGATGAATTCCTTCCATAATGAGAACTGCAAGAATATTTTTGAAATATGTACAAATTATAATTTTAAGTTAATCACCAAAGAGCAGGCAAAGAAGGCACTATCTAATTGTGATCTATCTAATCGTGCCAGCTTTAGTGACTGCGTAAAACGTGATGTAGATGCCATCATGACAGAAGAGAATTCTACTGAGAACTTTTCTTTTAAAAAGGTAAAGTATTCAGATAAGGCTGAATAAGCCACACACGAAGTAGTTGCAAATAAAATAACAAGGTGTTGAAGTTTCGTGTGGAACTCAACACCTTATTTTTTTACATAGATTAAAAGGAGAAAGAACAATGTCGATTGCAAAAAGCAATATAATTCCAGGCGTACAATATCAAACAGATTCTGTCGCATATATCGCTAATATGAAACAGTCATATTTGTATCTTCGTAATGGAGCAAATCTGCTTGATATTCTTTATTTTAATACAAAGGCAGACTCGCTAGTCTTCGTATTTGAGAAGAATGATGACCTGCGGGAATTATATAAGAAATGGAATAATCATGAACTTGAATAATTTATAAGGGAGGTGGTGTAATTGGCAAATCAAGATTCAACTTTTGCAACTATTATAATTGGTGTTAAGCATAATAGATTATCTGTAGTGAGAAGTGCTATTGGAACGAGTGGAATTATTGACACATTAATGTGCAAATTTGAATTTAGAACCACCGATTGGGCTGGCATTCAAAAGATGGCAGTATTTCAGAGCATGAGTGATTATGTAAAGCATAAAGATGAAAATAAAGTTATTGTTCCATTAAATGAGCAAGGGGAATGTTATGTTCCTGCCGATGTTATGACTGGCCAAGGAGAATTTTTAATTGGTGTATTTGGTGTATATGATAACAATAGTAGAATCGTTTCAAACTTTTTGGCATTTAAATGTGATAAAGGCTGT